AGAAAAAAAAAAAAACCCGCCATGTGGCGGTGGATGTTGAGGGCTCAGTAGGCCCGGTATGGAACCCGGACGTTGACCTGGTACCAGCTGTTGCCGTCGTCGCCGACGACCTGCGGGGATGCCTCGAAGAAGTCGAGCGGGCCTTCTGGCGCGCTGTAGTACTGGAACTGGGTGACCAGCTTGTCGACCGCCCGGGTGATAGCCAGGGTGCCGCTGTAACTCGGCACGAACAGCTGAATGATGATGATGCCGGTCTGGCGCACACACGGGCCGATGCCGATCTCTGGCGTGCTGCCCAAGCCAGGAACATCCGCCAGCCGAGCCCAGATGGCGCGCCCGGCCGGATTGAATGGCTTTGGCGGATTTGGGTAATCGACGGCGTCTGCGGGGACTCCGGCCCACTGCTGCATGCGGCCGATGACAATGGCGCGGATCTGTTCAAAGGTCATGAGTAGGCCTGCGAGACGCTGTGAAACGAAACGGAGTAGACGCCACTGGGCGCCTTCTTTGAGTGGCCGTTTTCAATAGCCTCTGCATACGGCAATGAGTTTTGTAGGAATACCTGCGTGAAGGGCTCAAGACCGCTGAGTGCAGCAAGGCCGCGCCGAACAGTCTCGCTACCATTCTTGTCCTGATATCCAGGATCTACATATACCGAAGCTCCAATGCTCACGATGTTGTTGCCACGGAAGCGCCCGGTATCAACTGGAGACCGCAGCACGATCTCGTTGAGCATGGCCAGAGCAATGACGCGCACGCGCTGCGTCAGGGCCTCTTCAACCACGCCCGCGAACAGGCTTGGTGGCGTGCTCCAGCCTCTGTTCTTGGCCATGGTCACTTCCTCAGTTGGATCTCGTAGTGGGCCTTGGCCGGGTCAATGCCTGGGCTGATGATGCGGTATTTCACCGGCTCGCCCGTGATCAGGTCGTTGGCGGTGATTTCGTGGCCAACAGCGGGCTTGTCGGTGACCTCGTTGGCCAGCGCTATCAGCAGCACATCGCCTACCAGGATGTTCAGCCCGTCGATGCGCCGGCTGTCGTAACTGTCGAGCACCCCGCGCCCGGTGTAGGTCACTGGCTGCGCCGTGGTGGTCTCGTTTACCGGGTCCCAGACGCCGGGCCCCATGTAGGTACCGGTGAACGTCGAAACCGCATCGGCCAGGTCTTCGTCGAAGGCCTCGTCCAGGTCTGCCTGTATTTCGTCGCGGAGACCCATGCCCTACCCCCTCGATACGCGGAACGCGAATGGATTGCTACGCCAGGGTGTCAGCAGGGCGAGTGCCAGCTGCACACAGGCTGGCTGGGCGATAGTGCTGGTCTTGTCGATCGAGCCGAAGGTCTTGCTGGTCGATACCGATCCGGCCTTGACCGTCTTCGCCTCGAGCGAGCCCTCGGTCTGCTGCTGGTAAAGCTTGCCTTGGGAGGCGCATTTGGCCAGCCTGGCGCCGGCCTGCTTCACATCGTCAGGGATGTTGTCCATGTCGATGCCCACCAGGTTGAGCGCAGTCAGGTAGGCATTCGCCTCGAAGACCGCCTCGTCCTTCAGCTCTGGAGCTGCCCAGCCAGGCCCGAGGATGGCGTCTACGTCGGCCACGGTGATGTAGGTAGCCATCAGGCCTCCGCTTGAATGATTGGGGCCGCAGCCCCGGGATTACTGCTTGTCGAGTTCAGCGACCTGCTTCTGCAGCGACTCTTTCGAGGCGTTGGCGCGGTAGGTGACGCCTGCCTTGTCCAGAACGGCCTTCAATGCCTCGATCTCTGGGTCGGCGGCAGCAGCTTTGAGAGCCTCGATCTGCTTCAGCAGATCGGCCTTCTCTTGCTTCAGGTCGATTACCTTCTGAACTTCGCCGTCGCGCTCGCGCTGCAAGCTGGCGATGCCGGCATTTACTGCTTCCAGTACCTGGAACAGGCGGCCGGCTGTTTCGCCAAGCTCACCATCTGGGCGCTCCAGGCTCTGAGCAGCGAAGGATTCGACGATCACCCCGACAGAGGCCAGGTCTGCGGTTAGGCGATCAAGCTCAGCTTGATCCGGGCCTTCGACGAGGGCCACACGCTTCGGCGCCTCGACAAAAGTCACTTCAGCACCAGCATCTTCGTAGGCGTCGGCCACCTGAGGCCAGTTACCCACGATCACGACCGTCTTCACTCCAGGCTCGGGCCGGTCAAAGTGCTGAGGATTCCGATAGCGCTTGCCAGGCTCGAACCCGGACGCCTGGGTGGTGTAGATCAGTTCCATGATGTTCTCCAGGACGACCTGTTGAGAGTCGTCCGACGCGTGATTACGGAGTGCCCAGGTCGATCAGCACGCCAGCAGTGGCCTTGTCGCTGGTTGCGTACTTGGCCCAGTTGGCACCAGCGCCCACGGCGGCCAGATTCGGGTTGATGCCGCCGGTTGCGTCAGCCCAGCTGTAACCCAGCAGATCCAGGTTGAAGGTGCCCTCGGCGCGGAAGCCCATCGCCAAGTTTTCCTGATTGTCGATGTTGTAGGAGCGGAAGCCCGGAGCCTGGGATTCGGTTACGCGAATTGCGCCCGACTGCAGCCCAAAGATGGTTTCGGCGGGATGGGTGTCGGTAACCAGTACCGGCTTGCCCATGGTGCCCGGCTGGCCGCCGTAGATCACCACGCCCGCTTCTTCGTAGATCTTCTCGCTGATCGCCTGATCCACCATGTCGAAGTAGGTGGCCGAATCCATGGTCCACAGTGCGATGCGTCCGAAGCGGTCACCGAACTTGCGCATACCCTTGGTCAGCACCTTCTTGCCGTCAGTGGCAAAGCTGCCGGTGGCGACCATGTTGGCGTTAGCGCCGATCGAGGCCTTGAGGGCAGCCATGGCGTACTGGATGTAGCCTTCCAGAACTGCGTCGGCGTAGTCTTGGCCAACCAGCTCGGAGAACTCTTCAGGTGAGCGAGCGCGGCGCTTGAAGGCCTCTTCGGTGGTCTCGTAAGGGCCGTACTTGAACGGAACCTTCACGCCGACCATCTCGCCAGCACCGATCTTGGAGCCGGTCACGGTAGCGCTGGAGTTCACGTCGCGGTGACCGATCGCGCCGCCGATCTTGTAGAAGGCCCGCTTGCGCAGATCACCTTCGATAAGCTCGTTGTTCAGCACGATTGCGCCATTCGAGGAGGCGTTGAAGATATCGATCACGTCCTGGATGCGCTCCAGGTAGGCGGTTTGGGCAAGATCGTTGTAAACGATCATGTCCGAGTTGACGGTGGTCGCCATGTGTTACTCCCTATTTGGGCAATTTGAGGTAGGCGCTCTGCCCGTGCGCTTCGATGAACTCGCGCTTCTGGGTAGAGGACATTTCGGAACGTTTCAGCGCGGCCCCGCCGCCACCTTTTGCACCGCCGGCCCCGCCGCCAGATGCTTTACTGCCAACAATCAACGGACCGAAGGCCGGATCGTTGGTGAATTCTGCTTTCAGCTCGTCCAGCGTTGCCGCCGAGAGCTTGCCGGCGGCGTCTAGCACGACGACGGTGGGCTTACCGTCACGCTGCTCGACGCTCAGCCGGCGTTCGATGTGGGGAAGCAATGCCTTGGCGCTGCCAGGTACAGCCAGAGCGGTCGCGATCTCGGTGGCAGTACGCCCTACAGTCAGATCCCGGATCTGGCTTTGCAGGGTGTTACGCTCGTTTTCCAGCGCCGAGCTCAGCTCAGCTTCGCGGCGGTTGTACTTCTCGGACCAGGACTTTTCGAGTTCCTCGACGTTGCCAGACTTGCGGGCGGCCTCCTCGGCCTCGGCGCGTGCCTTTTCTTCGGCCTCACGGCGGGCTTTCTCGGCAGCCTTCTTCTCGCCCAGGAGCTCCTCCACCTTGGCCTTCAGGCCGGTGACGTCTTCCTGCTGAGGGAGCCCGTCGATACCGAGGACGAACTTGCCCTCCTTCTCGACGTAAAGGGCCTGGATGGATTCATCGACGCCTTCGAGGCTGTCCAGTTGGAATTTCAAGGTCATTGCTGTCTCCCAGAGACGATGGCAGGCCCTGCCTGCGGGCATAAAAAAACCCGCCGAAGCGGGTCTGGTATCAGTGATTTTTAAGCAGGTTTCTCATGAGCAACATCCTGATCGAGCCCTCCTGATAAGGGCGACAGTCATAAACCTGGCGGATACTCAGAAAAAGTGATTGTCCATGGCGGTAGATCTCCGGATGCCTCAGGAATACCTGGAGAATCTCTACAAGATCGCGGTCATCAAGCCTTCCGGCTGTATATGCACCGTCTACGAGATCGCGCAACGACTCAGAATTCGCTTGCACCTCAAACTCATCGTTATCACGACAAGCCCTGAGAGCCCCATCGAAATACCGCCTGATTTGTATCAGTTCCGATACGGACACACGCTCAAGCATGGCTATTTCCCCGATAAGAGGAGTCAGCTTATCAGTCCTGCCCGCTCGAAAGCCATCGGCTCGCGCTCGCGCAGCTGCTTGAGGGTAAGGGTCTTGCCGTCGTCATCGACGAAACGGTCGATGGTCAGTTCGCCCTTGCTGAACAGCTTGTAGCGGGCCGGTCCCAGCACATCCTCCTGGAATGAAGCCGGCTGCCTTGCGAGCCATTCGCCGTAGGTGGTTTTGCTGCTGACCTGCTCAGCGCCGTCCGGGCCCACCGCAGGGCGAGTCGATCCGGGGATCTCCCGAGCAAACTCATCCTTAAGCACGGGTATTTCGCTGGTGCGGCAGTTCCAGTGGAATGGCGGCGAAGGCGCGGTCATGGGCACCAAGGTGCCGTCCAGAGACCGGCATAGCGGCGTTGTTCTGCCATCCAGCGTGGCAACCCGGCGCTTACCCTTCAGGATGTCGTCGTTATCGGCCATGACTTGCTGCCGGGCGGAGCTGGCGATGTGGTTGGTCATTGTCCGAACCAGTGCGGCAGCCTGGTCGCGCTGTTGCACGCCAAGCGAAGTGAGCCGCCGGCTGATCTGCCCGGATGTCTCACCCAGTGCCGACCCCATGCGAATCTCGCTGATGATCTCGGCGCTTTTCTTGGTGCCGTACTGGTCGAGCGCGCCTGCAATACTGACGCGCTGCCGACCTTTACCGACCTCCAGGTCGAGTGGATCAGCCAGTGCGGCAGCTGCCACCTGCTCGATGCTCGGCGCGTTCAACTGCACGACCGCCTTCACGGCCTTACCAAGCAGGGTCATGTTGAACTCGGCTTCGTAGCCGGCGAACTCAGTAAGGTCGAGCACGGCCTGATGCTTCATCTCGCCGTACACGCCCGCCAGGCCGCCTTGTAGCTCTTGGATCTGCTTTTCGTACCGCTGAGTGCCGTATCGGCTTAATCCTTCTGATAAGCGCGATTTGGCGGTGCTGATGGCCTTCGTGATGAACTTGGCCATACGCTTGAGGCTGCCACCGGCGTAGCGCTGGACGTGCACCTGATGGCGAGTAGCTGCGTCGGACAGGTAGCCGTCACTGCTCATCCTCGCCGCCTCCGGTGTCACTTCCGTCTACTGGAGCCTGCTGGGCCAGCTCATCGTCGATAAGCTCGTCGGTGCGGTCAGCCTCAAGCACGCCGCCCTGGCGCAGGTTGGTGCGCACGTCGGACTTGGCGATAAGGCCCTGCTGCCACAGCTGGACCTGGGCCAGGATGTCCTGGGCGGTCATCGTCTCGTCGAAGAACGATTGGTTGAGCCAGAAGACAGTTCCTTCCTCGTCCGGATCGCCCATCATGAAGCGCTCTGCGTCGAGGATGGCCCGCTTTAGGGCCTCAGACACGTTGCCAGCGATGGTGCCCAACACGCTGTTGTCCGAGCTGTATCGGATGCGCACGGCCTCGGCCGTCTCCGCGCCACCAGCTTTCTGGACGATGCGGGCGCCGATCATCAGCATCTGCTCTTCCTTGTCCTTCATCAGCGTGCGAGACAGCTGACTCTCGCTGGCCTGGACAAGCTTCGCGTCACCGGACTTGCCTAGGTTGTAGCCCCGGGTCGAGCCGATGTGCATGCCGTTCGGGTTCACTTTGGCGAACTCGTCGGCGCTGATGTCGGTTGTGATGAAAAGCGTCGGCTGGCTGCTGATGAACCCGCTCTCTTCCACGGTGGCGCTGTTGCCGTAATGCAGGATGTTCACGTCAGCCAGGTCTTCAAGTGGCGACTTGTCGACACTGGCGTCGTTGTTCTGCGAGCCGTAGAAGCTGAACAGGATGTGATCGAAGGGGCGGCCATTCTTGTCGAGCGGCGCGACTTCGCTAAAGGTGTTGCCGTCTTCGGCGTAAACACGCTGCACATAGCGGCCATCAACCAGCAGCAACACGCGGTATTGGGTGCTCGTTGTGCGCTCCAAGCTTTCCGGGCTGAACGTGGACACGCACTCCAGCAGGCAGACATAGACCAGTCGCTTCACGCCATCGACCACCTGCTCATCCCAGTCGATGATCGACTCGGCGCCATAGTGATGGATCAGCGCGCTGCGCCCCTGCATGTCGGCCATGGAGGACACACCCTCAACCGCAGGGAAGTCCACGAGGAACCCGCCACGACCGGCATCCAGGCATTCGCCCACGGCATCCTTCGACAGCTGCTCCAGGCTCGTGCCGTCGCCGCTGGCGTTCTCCTTGAGGTACTCGACCCCGGCGGGAAGCTCCAGCTCTGCAGTCTTGCGGAACACCGCGCCCAGCAGGCCGGTGCGCGTGCGCCCGGTGATGTTCAGGAACATCGCCCGCTTCTTGTACTGCTTGTACCGCGCCTGATTCTCGGGAGACTTGTTCTCCGGGTCCGGCATCGGCAGGTAGATATCGTGCTTGCGCACCTCGCGGGCGCCCGCCACGCAGCGCTTGACCAGCTGCCAGCCGGGCAAGGCCTCCGAGTACTCTGCCCGGGGGAGGAAGTTAGGCATGGATGGCCTCAGAAAGTGAACGAGATTGGAACGTGAGTGACCGGCCTGCTGATCGGGTAGTCGTGGTGGATGAAGTAGCCGCCGGCGTCGTTCGCATGGTCCACGCCGGATTTTTTGTCAGGCTCGCCATTGGGCGCCCAAACCTGCTGCTCCAGGCCATCCGCGTATGTCGGGCAGCGCAGCGGATTAATCAGGTAGCGGCGCTCGCCATTCGCGTTGCAGAACATCGCGTTCATGGCGTTGATGCGGTCTTTAACCGGTGGGTTGGCATCGGGGGCGATCACGCTGAACCCGGCCTGACGCAGGATGGCGATGTCCGTCTCGCTGGCATTGACCGACTTGCGCGAACCGCCTGAAGCGTCCGGGTAGATCCTGATCTCACAGGTCTTCTCGTAGTCCTTGCCGTTATGCCGCCAATAGCGCTCCTTGATGCGCCGGATCATGTCCGGGGTATCAAAGCCATCGATCAGCTCATCCACGGCCCTAGGCTTGCCGTCTGCGCGCTTGACGTGCGTGATAGCCGCCATCTTGCCGACGTTGAAGTCCATGCCGATAAACAAGGGCTCACCAGGCTCTACGGTATCGAAGCAGGAATTCAGCTTCCGGTCGTAGGCGTGGTAGATCGAGCCGGCGTTCAGGTTAACGAACTGGCCATTCAGGTAGGCCAGGATCAGCTGGGCCGGGTATGACTCCATCAGCGATGGTATGTAGTCAGGCGGCAGGTTCAGCTCGTTGTCGAAGGTGCTGGCCTGCACCAGGCCATACATGCCCTGCAGTGCAGGCTTCTCGCGCAGCTGCTTCACGAACTGCTGATAGACGAACTTGAAACCCTCAGGGGTCGTGGTCACATCCACACCGTTCTTCAGCCCGGGTACGTTGTAGCGCATCCGGGCAATGATCTTGCGCCAAGCGTGCTCGGCCTTCAGCGCGGGCAGAACATCGAGTTCGTCTACCAGGGCGTGCCCGATCTTGAAGCCGACAATGGTCTGCGGCTTCTCCATAGAGCGGCAGATGGTCGTGCTGCGGTACTGACCCCCGCTATAGAACTCGACCTCCTTGTCGCTCTCCTTCGTCTTGACCTTCAGGCCCCAGTCGAAGGCGACCTCCTCGATGGTCGGGAAGAAGATATCGCGGATCTGCGGGTACGTCGGGGCGAAGTAGCCGGAGTCGATCCGCGGCCACTCCCACACATGCTTGCACAGCGCGGCGCAACCTACCCAAGTCTTGCCTGAGCCGAACCCGGCGACGAAGCCGCGGAACTTGTTCTCCATGCGGAGGAAGCTGGCTTGAGGCACGTTAAGTGACGGCATCAGGCTTCCTCGCATCCACCACGTCGACCTGCACCCGGGTAGGCGGCACGTTGTCGTGGGGATTTTCGTTCTTGGTCTGGCGGTTCACGTAGACATCGCCGACCTCTTTGGCCGCCTGCTCCAGTAGCTGGGCAGTCAGGGCCATGTTCTTCATGGCCTCGGCCTTCTCAGCCATCCTTCCCAGCGCACGAAGCCGGAATGCCCGGTTGGCGATAGGGATCTCGGATGTCTCTTCACGGAATCGCTTGCGCGTGTCTTCGAACAGGGTTCGCCAGCGCTTGGCCAGATCTCGGCCTGCGCTCTTGGTCGGGTCATGCGATTCGCACTGCTGGCGGCTCACCTCGATGCCGAATTCTTCTCGGACAGAGGCCGCCACCTGTGCGGGGGTATCGAAACAGGCCAGAGCCTGAACGATAAAGGCTTTCACCTCGTTGCTCAGGGCCGCCATAGGTTCAATTCCGTCTTAGGTCTGTCAGGGGTCAGGCAGACTTGAGCAGACAGGTTCCGCAGGCCCTCGCAATGTTGATCTTGGCCACCTCAGGCGGCCGGCTTGCAGCGTCGATCAGCTGCTGTACGTCGTGGCTTGGCCCATACCGGCGGACCACACCGACGAACTCTTCAACGTCATGGCCGCGCATCTCAAGCTTGGGCATGCCGTCATCGCCGAATGCTGGGGCGCCGTACTTATCGAGCTTGTGGCCGATGTGGTACAGCTCATGCTCGACCAGGGCGCAGAACTCGGCCTCGGTGCACTGGGCGCAGTAGTCGCCAGCCAAAGTGATGAGGAACTCAGGCTCTTCGCCGAACCAGTCACGCATCTGCTGCTCTTGGCGAGCCTTCTGCCAGCCGCCCGCACGGATCATCAGCTGCTCAGCCTGCCCCAGCACTGACCTGCCCTTCTTCGCAAAGCTGGACGACGCCCACATGACGCCTACGCTCGCATCTATCAGATGGGCGTGCTCTTCGTTGTGAATGCTGCCTGTGCTTGCGAGGATCTCGCGCTGTATCCACTCCCATAGTTCGGGAGCAGGCTTGAGGATCAGGAATGGCGACTCGAGCAGGTCGGCCGGCGGCATCGGTCTGCTCATTTACGCACCTTAAAGTTCCCAAACTTGCAAATGGCCAGATCGCGCTTACATTCGGATAACCCAACAAGCGAGAATACCGCAGTGACTAAAGCAGATACCAAAATCACAATTTTCACCCCAAACAGCCATCATGAGTTCAGTCAGTCTGAGCTATTCGAAATTCCAGACGAACACACCACTCAGATAACCGTCAAAAGCGATCCGTTTGATGGCTGGGAAACTGCAAACTCTGCAGAGATCACATCCGAAGGGTCGATTTCGGACATGCTAATACTCGCCGTCGGCAAGCATCTGCGAACGCCTGATGGTTTGTCTTTCCGCATTGAGCGGAGCGGTGTAGTAGCCTACGACGACTTCAAAGGCTGAAAGGATCGGCAGGCTTGGCGATCGAGCGCACAAACCACATGAAGCCCTGCTGCAAGTTGGTCTTGGCCAGGGCCAAGGTGCGCTGGTCAACGCCTTCGATCTGGCCGATTTGCTTGAACAGTTCGCCGGCGTCAGCCTCCAGGGCCTTGATCGAGTTCATCCCGTCGATCTCGCTTTGGGTGAGGTCGCGGTAGCCGGTGATCTTCTTGTGCTGGTTGTCCATGGTGGATCCTCTGGTGGTCGCGCCACGAAACGGCGCATCTCGAATTTGTGGCGCGGATCACTCAGCCGGCTTGCAGCGCTCGCAGTCCAAGTGCTGGCAGATCCAGCGTTTGACCCGTGGCCAGTAGGTGAGCATGAACATGTGCCGCATACCCGCCAGTGCCAGCGAAACCATCAGCGTGGCCCAAGCCGTGTTGGCGGTGAAGAACATGCGCTCGGACCGGGCCAAGATGGCGTAGCCGCTGATGGCGACGACCGCGTATAGAACCTTGCCGATTACCCCGTCGCGCACCTTGCCGCTCAGCACGCACCAGGTCGCCCATATGGCGATGAGGCCGGCCGCGATGGCGTTGATGTATTCGTATGTCATGAGCTAGGCCCTCCGAACTTGGACCTGATCACAGACCAGAGATCGGCGGCTTTGATCGCTCGGGTTATGGCAGCAATCAGCGATCCGCCGAAGGTGCCAAGCAGAAAACCTACCCCTGCCACACTGCGCGGCTCAACGATCCCGAAGTAAGCACTGACCATGCCCGTCAGGTAGTGGGCGCAAGCCATGCCGGTGAGCAAGAACAGAATCCAAGCTTTGCGGTCTGTGAGGTCGTCTTTGTGCCAGCGGGTGGCAACCAAGGCCCCCAATAGGCCCGCTATGGTCCAGTCGAGTTTGTCGAGCAGGCGGTGAAAAAAATCCATGCGCTCGACTCCAGGGCATGCTTAGAATGGGTAGCCTAGGCAGCACTCCCTGCTCAGAGCGAAGAGTGCGGCGGGACCGAAAAGAAAAGGCCCAGCGCGATGGCAAGACCTGGAAGCTTTACTTGTTGAGCTAGAGTCGCACTTTTCTGCTAAGAGCCCCACGCTAGGGTGGGGCCCAAGCATTCAGCAGAGCTTACGCAACAGTGCCATCAGGGTTCAGAAAATCCCAGCGAATGAGAGCCGGAATGTTGTAGGTCTGGGTGAGCTGCATATAAACCCCAAGCCCGGCAGGAATGATGATGGGCTGAAAGCCCGCCTCACCCTGAGAAATGATAGGCAGATCCCTGGACGAGGTAGTTGTCGGGGCTGTCACGCCAACGCTTACGATGTTATTGGCCCAGGTACGCAGATCGTATAGCACAATGCCGTTAACATTTTCTTCTGGCGTAAACAGCGTGCCAACTTTGGCGGCCATACCGCTGAAGGACAGATTTTTGAAGTGCTTGCCGAGGACTCGTACAGTCATTTTGTCACCTATTGAGTAAAATGATTAATCGCGGAGAATTCCGCTTTCATGTCGCTCGCAGGCGATAGCTCGGGGCTTGCGGCCCTCACATGATTCAGCGCCCCACATCGGGAGCACTTGATCTGGAGCTGAGTGATTCCCGCCGCTCGGGCGAGGAGTCGTTTGCAATTACCGCAACGGATATCTCTAAGCATCTGCAAAGCCTTAAGTTTTCTGCTAGGCTCCGCCCCGCTCGCGCGAGCAGTGAGGGCCTTGGCTGGCTTGCAGGTGTAGTCTGCGATCTGGCGTCTCCCTTGGGTGTTACAGCACCCGCTGGAGTCGCCCTCTCTTTTTTCTCGCCGCACAAATGACAAAGCCCCGATTAGTTCGGGGCTTTCGCGTTTCTGCGGGCACAAAAAAACCGGCGCCAAGGCCGGTTTCTGGATGAGCTTGCCGAAGGCAAAACTCTAGCAATGGACAAATAGTGCCATCACGCGTGCGGGAACGCAATAGGCCCTCAAGCGGCCTCCTTCATTTCGTAGATTGCGGCTGCCACCGGCGAGAGTGCGCGCTTGTCCAGGTCCTCGCAGACCTCGAAGCAAATCTGCACGAATGGCTCCCAGTCCCTGGCCCAGGCACATGAGGGAAGCGTCACGCCGTACACATCGTCAATCCAGCGCTTGAACCACTCCGGGCTTTCGAACGGGTCCTGCGCTGACGATTGCCCGCCCTGGTGCATGCGCCGGTACCGGAACATTACGCCCTTGGCCACGTACTCGCAGCGCTCGCGCTTGGCCGCGGTCATCCGCCCGGACCTGGCCATGGCCAACGAAAACACGCACTCCTCGGCTACCTCGCGCTCGTCATCCCTGCTCTCCGGGGCGTACATGAAGTTTCCGAAGGCGCGTAGACTGCCGGGCAGCTTGAAGATTGCCGCCTGCACACCACCGGCCAACGCCTGGTGCACGGCATGGCTCGCCTTCCGCTGCTTGTCTGTGGTCTGGACCATAGTGCCCAACAGGCCCAGCTGTTCGATGAATGCGCCCTGGCTGTCCCACGCCGTGTAGAGGCAGTCGTGCCACGCTTGGCGTGCGCTGTTCAGTTGCATGGGCCGTTCTCCTTCTTGCGGCGACTTTCGATGCCCTTGGCGCGCACTACGCACCAGGTGGAAGCGATGGTCATGGCCAGCAACAGCGCGCCCGCGGTATCCGCGATAGTCCAGTTCATGCTGCTGCCCTCCTCAGGTCTTTGAGCTTCTGCCTGTACAGGGCCTTTATGGCCTGCAGATCTTCGATGGTCAGGCGCTGGGGCTTATGAGGCCCTTCGAGCCATTCAACCTGGTCGGCGCCGATGCGCTTCACCAGACGGATCCGGTACTCCACCGCGTTACCCGACAAGTTCCGGTTGCACTTCACGCACTGCCGGTGGACGTTGAGCGGTTCGAAGCGCAACTCCGGGCAGGCGCCCACCGACCGGTAATGGCCAGCGTCCCAGCGGCTGCCGGTAATGAGGTCGTGGTCGCTTGGGTTCGAATCGCAGCTGATACACGGCAGGCCGGCGTCGCGCTCGCGGATGTAGGCATTGAACGCGGTCTGTGCCTCAGCCATGTGCTCGCGACGGGTCTTCAGCTTCTCCCGGCGCTCCTTGAGGTCTTCCCGGGCCTGCTTGGTGATTGCCTTGGCCGCGACCTTCTGCAGCTTCGGGTCTTTGGCCATGGCCTTGGCACAGGCGATGCTGCACACCTTCTGCGTGGTCATTGTCGGCTTGAAGAACTTGCCGCAACCTGGTGCCTTACACTTCTTCGGTTTGATCTCCTTGGCAAGCATCAGTACCGCCCTCCCCACCGATCCGGCTCAGTCCAGCGCACGCCATGCTCGGCGCCGAAGGCATGCATCACCTCGAACAGGTCGCTGAACCACTTCTGCGACTGCTTGCGGGTCGAGACGCCCAGGACGACGAAGCCGCCGTCGATGCCCGGCACCGCGTCCTGCTTCTGCACCGCCGCGCTGAAGATGTGCTTCCAGTCCTCGTCGGTGAGCTTGCGCCCGTACCACTCCACCTGCTGGGACACGTCGCGGAGCATTGCCCACATCTTTCGGTTGCAGACGTCCGGGCGCTTCTCGTCCTTGATGACCACCACCTTGGGCTTGGTCAGGTCGATTGCGTGCAGGGCGCCGTATAGGCGGCTCAGGTCATTGGTGCTGCGGATAGCAAATTCAGCCACGGCTCGCCTCCTTAACCCAGCGGCGCATCGACAGTTCGCAGCCCATGGTCAGGCACACGCCGTTGGCCATGCCG